TTATTGGGCCTCAAATATTCAACATTATTAGAGCGGCATTATTAGATCCAGAAATGGAAGAATTGCCAACTGACAGTGTGAGAGGTGTTGATTTTAGAATCACAAAAGCAACAAAAGGTGGTTATGCTGATTACTCAACATCAAAATGGTCAAGAAGAGAAAGAGCACTCGACGAAGCAGAAAGAAGTGCTGTTGAAAAGTTTGGATTACACAATCTAAATGACTTTAGACCAAAAGAGCCAACTGAAGCAGAAGTAAAAATAATCAAAGAATTATTTGAAAAATCTGTTGATGGCGAGGCGTATGATCTTGACAAGTATGGACAATACTTCAGACCAGCTGGCGTGGCTTACCAAGGTTCGCAAGGTTCAACTCTACCAAAAGCAGAAGAACCTGCTAAAGTTGAACACACTCATGACAATGGTACAACACACAGTCATGCAGGTGGTGATAAAGAACACACGCATGAAGAAGCAAAACCAGTAGCAGAAACTACTGCTCCAGCACAACCAAGTACAGATAGTGCCAAAAGAGCAGAAGATATTTTGAAACTAATAAGATCGAGACAAGCAAAATAATCTGACATTTTACCAGGGCCTTGATTATTGACAATCGAGGCCTTGTGTATTATAATAAGGACATATATGACAAAACCATTTGACGCAACAAAATTTAGAAAGAGCATAACAAAGTCCATTCAAGGACTTGGAATTGGATTTAGCGATCCAACAGATTGGATATCAACAGGCAACTACGCACTCAACTATTTGATATCTGGAGATTTTAACAAAGGTATTCCCCTAGGCAAAGTATCAGTACTTGCCGGTGAGTCTGGTGCAGGTAAAAGTTACATAGCATCAGGCAACATTATTAAAAACGCACAGGATCAAGGTATATTTGTAATATTGATTGATTCGGAGAACGCACTAGATGAAACTTGGCTTCAGGCACTAAATGTGGACACGTCGGAAGAAAAACTTCTAAAATTAAGTTTATCCATGGTGGACGATGTGGCAAAAACAGTATCGGAGTTCATGAAAGGATACAAGGAACAACATGCCGACAACAAGGAGTCTGCTCCTAAAGTGTTGTTTGTAATTGACAGCTTAGGCATGTTGCTTACACCAACAGATGTTGATCAGTTTGAAAAAGGCGAGATGAAAGGTGACCTAGGTAGAAAGCCAAAGGCACTAACAGCATTGGTAAGAAACTGTGTAAACATGTTTGGCAGTTGGAACGTGGGACTTGTAGCTACAAATCACACATATGCATCACAGGACATGTTTGACCCAGATGACAAAATCTCGGGTGGACAAGGCTTCATATATGCAAGTTCAATTGTGATTGCAATGAAAAAATTAAAACTAAAAGAGGACGAAAAGGGAAATAAAATAACCGACGTCAGAGGTATAAGAGCCGCTTGTAAAGTAATGAAGACAAGATACGCTAAACCATTTGAAAGTGTGCAAGTAAAAATTCCTTACGACACAGGAATGGACCCATACAGCGGACTTGTGGATTTATTTGAGAAAAAAGGAGTGCTTACACAACAAGGAAACAGATTGAAATACGTTGATTCTTCAGGAAAAGAACATTTGGACTTTAGAAAAGCCTGGATCGGATCCAAATTGGACATGCTTATGGATGATTTTGATAAATTATCAAAAGAATCTGAGGCAAAAAATGATTGATATGACACACGAAGATATCGAACGTATATGGAACTCCATGATCCATTATATTCCAGAAAGATCAAAACTAGACGCCGCTATCGACTTCGTCAAGACACTTGACGACATGGGCATAGAAGAAGATGAAATAAAAGCATCTGCCGAATATGATCCAAAACTCGAAGAAGCGATTAATACAGTTTACGATGAGCAGGAAGAAGAGGACAACAATGTCGATATCGAACGGTATGAAGACCATTAATTGGTACAACGAAGTAAGCAGAAGTCTTGATAAGATACCAGATTGTATTCTCCATTTTGAAGCGGAATACCAAAATGCAAAAAAAGAAGTAAAACTTTACGGCAATCTTGAAAGAGCATCGGCGGCACTTCCTGGTGTTGTAGAAGAAAGATTTAGTCAACTACAACAGATTGAAGCAATTTTAGAATATTTAAACATAGAATTAAGAAGACTGCGTTCCAAATCATTCAAAAAATTTTTAGAAAACTACAACAGAGCTTTATCAAGCAGAGATGCTGAAAAATATGTTGATGGTGAACAAGATGTTGTAGACATGGACAAGATAATTAATGAGTTTGCATTGTTACGTAATCAATGGTTAGGCATCACCAAAGGACTAGATCAAAAACAATGGCAAATTACTAATATTGTTAAACTGCGAGTTGCAGGAATGGAAGATGCCAACATCAAATAGAATTATACTTACAGACGTAGACGGAGTTTTACTAGAATGGGAAAAACATTTCACAGACTGGATGCTCCAACGAAATTATTACAATGACAAAAATGAAAGAATATATCCTTACAAATTGCTACCGAACAAAGAAAATACCTATGAGATGGCAGAAAGGTTTGGATTAGAAATACATCAAATAAGAAAAGAAATAAGAGAGTTCAACAAAAGTGCATGGATGGCAACACAGTGTCCAATGGAAGATTCACAAACCTGGGTAAAACTATTAGCCGCAGAGGGTTGGACATTCATACCAATCACTTCACAGACATCAGATATACCAGCACAAATAGTTAGGAAAAAAAGACTTGGAGAATTATTTGGTGATCACATTTTCAAAAATTACCATATCCTGGACACCGGAGCAGACAAAGATTCCGCTTTAGCAGAGTTTCACAACACGGGACTGTATTGGGTCGAGGATAAGCCAAAAAACGCACTAGCCGGGCTCAAATACGGTTTAAAGCCTATATTAATAGACCATCAATATAACCGAGATTTCAAACATCCTGATATTACCAGAGTAAATAATTGGCAACAAATACACAAATTAGTATCAGGAAGAAAATGAAAATATACGTAGGCCACGACAGTAGAGAAGACATAGCATATCAGGTGTGTGAACACAGTATTAAAAGACGAGATCCGTCCGCAGAAGTTATACCTTTAAAACAAAAACAAATGCGTGAGCAGGGACTTTACACCAGACCGATAGATAAACTTGCATCAACCGAATTTACTTTCACAAGATTTTTTGTACCATACATGAACGACTTCAAAGGATGGGCCGTTTTTTGTGATTGTGACTTCTTATGGAAGATACCTAGCCATGAATTAGTAAAATATTGTGATCCATCTAAGGCGGTAATGTGTGTGCAACATGATTATACCCCTAAAGAAACAACAAAGATGGACGGGCAAACACAGACTGTATACCCGAGAAAAAATTGGTCCAGCATGGTTTTATGGAATTGCGAACATCCAAAAAATAGAATACTTACACCAGAAGTTTTAAACAAAGAAGAAGCAAAATTTTTACACAGGTTCAGTTGGCTTGAAGATAATGAAATAGGAAATTTACCACATGAATACAATTGGTTGGTGGGTTGGTACAAAGAACCAAACGATGGCAAACCTAAAATCTTGCACTACACAGAGGGCGGTCCGTGGTTTGATGGTTACAGAGATTGCGAGTACGGGGACGTATGGAAGAAGGAATTAATAAACCTTTTTAGTTCATGATGAACTGGAACAAATTACAAACTAAACACTATTTTGCAGAACCTGTTGAATATATTCATGCATTCGATATTTTTGATCAAAAAGAATATGATAAATTGTATGAAAATCAAAATAATTTAAGTCATCCAGTTTGGGAAGCCTTCGATAAACAATACAGAACAGGCTTTGAATTCAAAGAAGATATCACAGATATAAATTTTAATAAAGAAATAATAGCCCTATGGTTCTTTAGAGAAAGAAGCGATAACAACCATCCACCTGCTTTTAACTTGAAAGGTAAACTTATTGGATATATGCCGAACCAATTTTTGATTACGGAATACAAAGATATCCAAATCCAAGAGTCAAAGAGGAAATATATAAGAAGACCGTTAATACAATTAGACATAAACAGAGAGCAATACAAAGATCTGATTAATAAAATAAAATGAGTGAAGGTGCAAATTTCGTCGATAAGTGTTTACAAACAAGAGTTGAACTTGCCCCATGGCCGCATCAATTGATTAATGATACATTCACAAAAGACGTTTTTGCCAAACTCCAAAAAGAATGCATAGAAAATTTACATTTTCCAACAACGGAATTGATACAAATACACCCTAATGATTACAAAAATTATAACATAAATTTTTATGATGAGACTGTGGATATTTGTAAAAATCTCATGGACAATATGAAGCAGATACATGACATATATCCGGAATATAGGAAATACCCAAACCTGGGCATCAATGCACATATAAGTGTCACTCCTCCATTACCATACAAATTTTACATACATCAAGAAGGCCTAGAAAAGACATGGAGTTCAGTCACTTATGTGACACCTGACAAAAACGTTGGCACAAAAATGTATACTGCACAAAACGAAGATACTTTTGTTAAGGAAGCTGAATGGAAGCCTAATTCAACATTTATTTTTTGTGGTAAACAGAATACCACTTGGCACTCATACGAAAGTAATCAAAACACAAACAGGATTACATTTAACTTGTTCATTATGAAGCACAGGTCTAAGAAGTGCTTTTATCCTTTATAAACTTTTTAAGTGCATTGACATCGTTCAATAAATGCCTATCTCGGACCTTGGTCCAAACATAGTTGTCTCGTAAATTTATGTTAAAATTTTTACGTATTTGTTTGCCGGCATCGTCATTTAGGATCTTTTTTGCCTTAAATTCTACTGTTGGCAAATACAGACACCTATTAAGTTTCCGTGCAACTTTTTGTGTGTAAGAGTCTACATGCCAGTGCCAAAAAAATATTGGTGCCAAATATCCTAAAGTATTTGTCCAGTTTTTATGCACGGCAAAGTGTGCGGCACCCAGAGGTTCGTCTGGCCAAAGTTTTACTTCGTTACCTAATTTTCCAGCAGTTTTTTCTCGTCCATCGGAAGGGACCACCATTAAAATTTTATCGTTGTACTTGTTGATTTGCTCCACTATCATTGTGTCCCAATGTTCGGTCAACACTTGCACATCGTCTCCCATAAGCATCACTATGTCATGCTGTGCTTTTTCACACATTATATTCCAACTAAAGCAAGTGGATTGATTAGGGCCTATAGTATAATGTTTTTCATCCAAAAGATCCTTATATTCTTCTAATTTTGGATCATCGTCATTAAGATAAAAAAGGAATTCGGTATTGCCATCCTGATTCGCACATGCAGTTTCTATTAACCTTTTAGCCAGTTTTGGTCGGCCTCTAGATGGACAACAAAAAGAAATCATATTAATTTATTTTTCCAAGTTTCTGGTGTGTGCTCATTGATTATCTCTAAAGGTAAGTGATATTGGAATTTTTTTGTACCTCTTTGTCTTATATAATCAGCAGTTTTTTTAACACTTTGTCGCATGTTTGTTGAGGTTTTGTAGTCTAATAATTTACGAGCTTTGTCCGAAGAACAGGTTGCTAGTTTAACTTCTTTGGGCCTGTCCTTATGGTGTATGGGATCAAGATTTACCCCTGTTTCGTTTGAGCAGGCTTCTGCTAGTTCGTTGATAGTTACTGGTTCTTCGTCAGGTCCTATGTTGATGACTTCTCCAACAACATTGTCTTGAAATGCAAGTGCATTAAGACAATACAAACAATCGTCAATATAGCTGAAACATCTTTTCTGTTCTCCGTCTCCGTAGATAATAGGTTGTTTACCCTGTAGCATTCTATTCAACATGATACTCATAACGTTCCTAAAAGGATCGTCATATTTCTGTCTTGGTCCAACAATGTTATGAGGAACTGCAATTACATATTCCACACCATGAGTCTCACACAAATTTTTTAGGACATCTTCTCCTGCTTTCTTGGCAATACCATAAGGATCTTGCGGTCGACATTCATAGGATTCCTTATATGGCACATCGTCATGGTGTCCGTACCTTGCCATGCTTGAACAATACACAATGCGTTTAACTTTGTTCCTGATCGCGGCAGTAATGGTTGTAACAGATGCTTCAAATATGTTTCTTGTAACAAGCACAGGAGAAAATACTGAAAGTCCTTCGTAGGCAGTTGCCGCAGTGTGATAAACTATATCACAGCCCTGCATGGCCTTTGTTAAGTTCTCCAAATCACAACAATCTACCTGGTGGAATTCAACATCCTGTGGTACATTATCCGTGTAGCCTCCAATCATGTTGTCATTGCCTGCGACCTCGTGACCGTTTGCAATCATGAGATCTGCCAGGTGCGACCCCAAAAATCCTGCAACACCTGTAATAAAAATTTTCATGTTAACCTATTTAAGATCCTCATAGTATTGCTTCAAATAATCGATATCTTCTCTATATAAAGTTTTAATTCTCGCAATTTCATCTTGTTTAAGATAGCGATGATATCCGCGTGTTCTACCTCGCCTTGATAGTTTGCTTTGTGATCTATTATTGAAAAGTGGAAATTGTTTTCGTGGTAGACGTGAATTCAAAAGCAGGTCTTCAAATTTATATATGATATCAAAATTTGCGTTTTTTTCGAGTAACCAATAAGTTTGTGGAAGAAAATTCACTCGTACAACACCACTTTCAAACTCATCCAGCATGTCATGAATTCCTTTCCACCCAGATTTTTTTGCAGTTTCTTTCACATCACTAAACCAGGACCAACTACTAAGCACCCTATCAATTGGGTGCCTTATGGTTGTAAGAATTTTAAAATCACTTATGTCATATTCAATTTGCTTAAATTTTTCTAGTATACCCGATAGTTGCCCATGTCGTCCACACTTTACTTTTTTTTTATTTAGATTATTATGTAAAAATTCACCTTTGATATTAACATCTAGTATTTTTTTATTACTTGCCCAAGCGTAAGAAAACCAACTACCGCCTGTTCTAGGAATATGTACATACAAAATTTTTGACTCTGTATCAATCTGCACGATGAAAAACCTTATCCGGCCAGTGTTCTAACAATAATTTATAACCTAAACTTTTTAAAAAATTCATACACTCTTTATTACTACTGCCATATTTTCCAGTGTTACTATTAAGTTCGATCATAACATATTTGCATTGTGTTTTGAGAACCTGTTCGGCTCCTTTAAGGACTTCCATCTCATATCCTTCTACATCTATTTTAATAACATCGATGTCGTCCAGCCCGAGACTATCAATAGAGGTCATCGGTATGTGCCCTTCGCCCACCACTCTTTTGGCTTGGGTAAAATTATCACTTGATAATGAGATCATTTTGTTTTCTTTTCCTACCGCCAATTGGTGTGTTTCAATGTCTTCACTTACATTTTTAACCAAACAAGCATAATGGGTTTCGTCTGGCTCGAATGCTAACACTCTTCCGCAATACTTGTTCATAGCCATGCTCCATGTACCTACCCATGCGCCTATGTCTAATATATGATTAAATTTTAATTTATTTTTTTCGCAATGTTTAATAAACTTTTCTAGACATTTGTTCTGCGTAAATGGCTGACCTGCCTTCCATTGTTCCAAATGGACATCGTTACTAGGCACCCAAAAGTTGTTTACTTTTTCAATTTGCATTTGTAAAAATATAATTAAATTCTTCCTCGTTGCGTCTGTGTTTAGATTCAACCTTAAAACCTAATGCTTCTATCATGTCCACGTAATTTATATTTTTGTTTGATATTTCCAGCAAAATACTTTTAGTATTTCTAAACACCTCCATCGAACCTTCAATGACTTTATCCTCATATCCGTCGACATCAATTTTGATGTGATCCGGTTGTGGTAACATTTTCTTACTTACAAGGAAATTAAGTGAAAACTCTGTGCAACCATGATAAAATTCACCTTTCTTTCCTACAATATTGTTTGCTACACCTTCATGCATGTTCTTTACATCAATTGACCCCAATGCAAGTTTATCTCCCATGGCTATACAGTGAGCATTACAATTTTGCAATTTGTTTAAATTGATGCTTTCAAGTAAATTCTTGTAACTGGCCGCATGTGGCTCAAATGCATAGACCAAATTTTGTTTAACAATGGCACTATACAACGAATATATACCGATGTTGGCTCCGATATCAAAAAACACAGTTGTTTTGTCGAAACCATTAATCCAGTTAATTGTTTCAGGCTCTTTGCTTAACATTCTGTCCATCCTATTTTTAATATAAGTTTTTGACGATGGATTATTGGAAAAAATAATTTTTTTTCCTCCTACATTAATATTAAATTCTTTTTCATTAAACTGTTTGAGTTTTGGCATTATAAAAATCCTTTATCTATCAAAATTTCAATAGCATGGCCATTTTCAATTTCTTCTGGTGTAAATTGTTGATAGGCCAAACTATATAACCATGGCTCTGGTCCGGCATAGTATGGATCCTCTATGTCTTCTAAATGCAAATTACCCATAGGTTCTGCAAAACTTTTTTTATCACAAAATACAGGCACTCCCATACACACTGCTTCAACGGCACTTATACTACAACTTGTCACACATGCCCAAGCATCTTTTAGGTCCTCGGATAGGGGAACTGTTGCTTCACTTGGGCCCGAAGTTCCCCTGCCCCTAGGCTTGTGTCGAAGTCGTATTGGTCTATCAGTCACTCTTTTTAAATGATCAATAGTTTCATTAGTCCAATTGGGTCTGTCAAGATAGTTGTGTATGCCAGTTGAACTAGGACATACTAAAATATGAGAGCCTTTAAGAGTTGGTGCTTTAATTTTGATTCCAAATTTTTCAAATCTATCTGCCTTACAATCTTTTAAAAACGTTGCGTGGATTTTATTTTTGCATATACGCCAATAATGATTGTCTGGCTTTAAATTTTTGTTATCGAATCTTCCAAAATAAGGAGTGTCTGTAAACCAAAATCCGTGTTTCCGTGACTCAAGTTTTTTAATCAACTTTAGATTATTGTTTACCAATCCCCAGAACATTGAATTTGACACTGGCTCGGTCATTTTTATGTTATCCAAAATTTGATGCGAGTCTGGCCAACTTTTCTTTATGCCATTGAAAACCTCCCAGGCTTTGCTTTGCTGATTATTAAATGGAGCGTAAATTGTTAGCATCAATGAATTCTTTCAGTTGCTTGGCCCAGTCTTTATGACCTTCTTCGTTTGGATGTTCGTCATTGGGTTTACACTGCTGTGATTTTTCTCTAGTATAATCTAAGTGACTGGTGTTTGGTTTATAAAACCTACGTTTATTAATTTTATCAAACATAAGTTTTATATCTTCATTCGTACATTCTGCGTCTGACAAAGTGTTATAAAACAGATAAGGATACCCTTTGTTTGTGAAATAATCTTGAAGATCTAACAAGGCCTC